TTCGATCCGGCCGTATACCACGCCATCCCACGGACGCGGGTCGTAATCGGACGAGTCCCACACGGTGCCATCGACCTCGACGGCGAGGTCCATCGTCGTATAGAAATCGTCCACGGCCACACGTTCGCGGTCGAGCGCGCGATACCGGCGGGTCGACGCGCTTTCCTCACTGTTGAACTGACGCCGCGTGTACGCCTCGACGTGCCGCGAGGCAGCGTCCAGCAGCGCGGACAGTGCCGCTTCGTCCAGTTCGCTATCATTCAGCCGGGCCGCCAGATCGCCCGTCGTGGCATAGGCATCACCGAGCGCCATTACGCCTCATCGGCCGCCGCCTTGATCGCCGCCTCGACGTCCCACTTCGTGATCCGGCCGCCTTCGCCGGTACCTTCGACATCCGCCATGTCGATGCCTTCCGTCTTGGCGATCTTGACGGCGGCGGGTGTCGCGTCGATCTCCACGATCTTCTTTTCCGCTGACCGCTCCGGCTGTGCCAGTTCGGCGAGCCGAGCGTCGATGCGCTCGACCCGCCTGAACTGTCCAGCCGTCTCAGCGATCTCGCGGTTGCGCCGTAGCGCGTTCAGCACGAGATCAGACATTCATGCCTCCCTTACGAGGTTGCAGTTAGGGGGATGATCGCGTCCTCTTCGATCGTCAGGGGCGTGAAGTAGCCCGCGTAGGCCACCTGGACGCCGAGCACGCTCGGCTCCGTGACCTGGAGCGTTCCGACACGCTGCTCGAACACCTCGACCGCGGCCGTCGAGAACACGAACGCCTCGCCAGCAGCCAGCCCGGCCGACATCACGACCGGCACGCCGGCGATGGTGCCCATCTGGCCCTGTCCGAACATGCCGGCGGTGAAGCCGGGCGACTGGGAATCCCGCGGGTTGACCGGCGCGAACAGCGGCCCGAACAGCGCGAGCCGGTCCGGCGCGATCGCCAGCATGAGCCGGCCCTGCCCCCGTGTCGCCGTGTAGGCGTCGGCCGCCGCTTCCCACACGGCCGCCGCCAGCGTTGCGGCTGTCTCGTCGCCAGCGGCCCCGTAGGCAATCCCGCTGGTGTTGGTCGCGGCCAGTTCCGCACCGATCGCGAGTTCCGTCTGGATCGCGTACTGCGCGGCCAGGTCGTTGATGATCAGGTCCAGCACCTGCGGGCTCGAGAAGTCGATGTTCTGCCGCGAGACGTTGACGTATCCGCCGTAGGTCACCGCATTGGCGGTCAGCCGCGTGATGAGCATCTTCTGCGAGACGAGTTCGACCTTCTCTTCGGACGAGCCGCCCGTAGAGCCCTGCGTGCTGACGGACGCGTGCTGCGTCACGATCGGGCGGTGCCAGGTCGCTGACGGCATCGCCTGCGGCCCGAGGAACGACACGATGGGACGTGCCGCGTCGATGAAGTTGATGACGTTCCCGATGATCGGATCGGGCACGATGCCGAGGTTGTCCGGCGTGGTCTGGTGGTCGGCAGCGCGATAGAACACCTCGAGCCGCTCGCGGGAGTCGCGGTTGCCCAGCGCGGCACGGTAGGAGTCCAGCGCCCACTCTCCGGCCGACCGATACTCGACGCCATTGAGCTGCTTCCTGTTCGCTGTCGAAGCCGCGTCTTGCAGCAACCTCAGGCGATCCGTCGCCTTGCTCGACTCGGAAGCAACGCCTTCTAGCGTTTCGATCTGAGAACGGACCTCGATGATCCGGGTCCTGATCTCGCCCAGCGTCTCCTTCTCGTGCTCCTTGAGATCGCGCTCGGCATTCTGCGCGTTCTCCACGATTCCGTTGGCTGCGGCCGTGCGCTCATGGAGCTCCTCCTCCAGCCTACGAACAGCCGCGTCCGTTACCGCTCCGTAGTACGACATTGCACACCTCTCGAAGTGAAAGTTTCGTGAGAGATGCGCACCTCCAACCCGCCGCCCTCCCGGCGGCGCGCCGCCCGCCCACTCCCTGGGCAGGGGACGTGCGACTCATTGGCCCAGACGCGTCCGCGCCCATGCCAGTACTTCGTCCTCGAACAATTCGTCGAGGATCGGTGTCGATGGCAGCGGTTCCAACTCCGCTGGGGGCCGCAGTTCCTCTCGAACTGCCAGCACCTCGGCCCCTTGTTTGAAAGCCGGTGATTCTACAAAGCTGAGATGGTCCAGAAAGGCGCGCTTCACGCGCCTCAGCTTCGCCTGCTTGTTCAGGATTACGTCCGACGCCCTCTTGATGAAGTAGCCAACCGACGGGGAGAGCATGTCATCCTCTGCGAGCGCGAGCGTATCGTCCCCGCGCGGCGTTTTGGCCACCTTGACCCGGGCCAGAAGCCCGGTTTCGTGTTGCGGGTCAAGGGTTACAATCCGCCCCACGGTGTCGCCCTTTGTGTGCTCCCGGTTCACCCGGATAGGGACACGCCCCGCGTGATCCTCGATACCATCGAACGCGCCTCGGACGAAGACCTCTTTCCACATCTCCCCACGCCAGGGGACGTCAGCTTCCTGATTCCAGGGAACCGCGATGAGGTCGATAAGGCGCAACTTGATGTCCACGTCCGACAGCGTTGCGTCGCTTCGTACGAGAATTTCCTCGTTCACTTTGCCCTCCTCAACTCGAGCGTCCCTTCGGGATGGGACTTGCTCAGCAACTGGTTCGTGACCGGTTCCGCGTCGGACGCCATTGGCGACGTCGGCGCATCGCCGAGCAGCCGTTCGGCCGCGCGTGCTTCGTCGGGCGTCATGATGTCCCACTCGATCGCCTTGGCGTAGGCCTCGATGCGTGCGGCGAAGTCCGGTCTGCTGTACTCGTCGCGGTTCAGTTCCGCGCTCTGCGTAGACGGCAGCGCCCAGCCAGAGAGCGCAGACATGACAGCCGCGGCAGCGGGCCGGAGCGACAGCCGGTCGTGCTGGTCGAATACCTGCGACACGTTGCTGTACGTCATCGATTCCGAGCCGCCGGACGGCAGGCCGACGATGAACGGAGGAACGCCGTGCAGGACCGCGATCCGCGCTTCCGTGAACTGCGCGATCTCGATCATCGCCATGTCCTTCGGCGACATCGACAGGTGGGTTTTGAGGGACACGCCTTGATCGAGGACGGGCGGGGAGCCGAGGTTCGCCTTTCGGCTCGTCACCCACTGCTGCATGAGGTCCTGCGCATCGTCCGGCTCCAGCTCGTCCTCAGTCTCCAGCGTGTAGAGCGGGACCCCGCCGTTCTCGACGACCTCGCGTGTGTACTTCTCGATCAGGCCGGCCGTGATCTGGCGCCCGCCGGCGACCGCGAGCGGCCCCCGGCCATGCGCCCGGTCCGTGTCCGAGTCGTAGCGGATGTGCAGGATCTCGTCGGTCACGTCCGTGCCGGCTGGGCCGCCGAGGCGATAGCGGCGGCGCCCACCGCGCATCTCGACGTCCATGAGCCAAGGGGGTACGACGCGGAACGTGAGCGGGAATCCGTTCGAGCCATACGTGATCGGCAGGACGAACGCCTCGCCCATGAAGTAGTCGCGGAACAACTGCTTGGCGAACTCCTGCCATGACGAGTAGATCGACGGGTCGGGATTCCTCATCCAGCCCGCAGGATCGATGATCCTGCCGCCGCGTGTCCGGTAAGCCGGCATAGCGGACAGGACCGTGGCCGAGCGGTCGATACAGGCCCACGCGATATCGACGAGCGCGTTGAACCGGCCGTTCCAGTCCCAGGCCGGCGTCGACCATTCCGCGGGCCAGCCGTCCCAAGGCGACGGCGCCGCACGGTGAAACGTCTGCGGTGCCACGGGGTCGTAGCGGAACTCGAACCCGTCCGGGTCGCCGGGCGTGTAGTCCGCCCCGCCCACGGTCGGAGGGTCGCCGGGATCGTTCTCGTTCGCCGTGACGCCGGCGTGGTTCGGCTTCCCGAAGATCTTCCCGAAGAAGCTCACGCGTCGTCTCCGGTCAGGACGTGGATTCGCGGCTTCCGCTTCTTCTCAACGCCGGAGACGGCCAGCGTAGCGGCCTTGAGCGGGCTGATGTCGACGACCCCCGGGCGTGCGAACACCCAGCTACCTTCCTTGCCGATGTCGCGCCTCGCCGCCGCCGCGACGGCACGGTCGAGCGGTTCCTGCCCGAGATGTTTGAGCCGGCCGTCATGCACCGCGGTCAGCACTTCACCGCACGCCTGCTGGTACTCACGGGCCGCTACCTCCACGACGTCGACCCCCGCGTCCCTGAGCGGCCGCAGGAACCAGCCCTCCGGCCCTGTCGGGTCGATGCGAATGGGGAGGCGCTTACGCGGATACAGGTCTTCCGCGAGGTATTCGAGCACCCAGTCGGTGCCCGGCCGGAACTCCACGTTATCCACGTAGAGGTGGCCGTTCGGCAGCCGGCCGGCCGACCCGACGCTCG